GCCGTCATGGCCATCTTGGCGAAAAGGCCAGGGTACATCTTAAAGAAGATGTGGAAAAGAATTTCTCCGGGCTCTCAAATGCCCAAAAAATGATTATTTTGGAGGAAGGAATGAGTTTTGATAAGATCAATATCCCGGCAGAAGACGCGCAATTTATCTCGGCCCGGCGTTTCAGCCTTGAAGAAATTTGCCGATACTACGGCGTACAGTTACACATGATCCAAAATCTTGACAAAGCGTCATTTAATAATATTGAACAGCAATCATTAGAGTTTAGAACCTACTGTCTACTGCCCTGGACAACAATTTGGGAACAGGAGATATACAAAAATGTGTTTGATCCTATCATGCAGGCACAAAATTATTACGTCAAATATAACCTCAATGCTTTACTCCGGGCTGATTACACAACCCGTATGAATAACTATAGAACGGGCGTGCAAATGGGATTGTATAGTCTTAATGATGTGTGTGAATTAGAGGATATGAACCCCATAGAAGGTGAAGCAGGAGATGTGCATTGGGTTAATGCGGCAATGATTAATATAGACCAGCAAATTAATGCTATGCCAAGCTTAGTGGCGGCGCCGAAAGGAGGAGACAATAATGCCGGCGATCAATTACCAAAAAACAGCAACGAGTGACAAAGCATGGGACGGCGGACAAAATGAGAAAAACCTTAAAACGGGGGAGGATAAGGCATATTACTCAAAAATGTATGCATGGATTGACTCAAATGCTGATGCTACAACAAAAGGAGCTTATAAGTTTCCACATCATGAGGTATCTGGCGGAGGAGACATAGGAGATGCTAATATCAGGGCATGCCAAGCAGTAATAGCAGTGTTAAATGGGAGTATGGGCGGTACGAGTATATCAACAGGAGATAAGCAAGGAGTGTATAATCACGTATCAAAGCATCTTAGAGATGCAGACATCGAGCCGGCCGAACTGAAACGCAGCAACAGTCATCAAGGACATGAAATACGAATTGCAGAAAATGAAATAGAAATCCGTGAAAATACTGACAAGGGTACAGTAATGATACGGGGTTATGCGGTAAAATGGAGATCATTATCAACTGACCTTGGCGGTTTCCGCGAACAGTTTGATCAGGGCGCATTTCAAAATAGTCTCCGAAAAGATAGTGCCTACATGTTTTGGGCGCATGATGATACAAAAATCCTTGCATCTACACGCAATAAGACACTTGACTTATATGAGGATGATCTAGGATTAAGGTTTGAGGCTATGTTGCCGGATACGCAAGACGGCAGGGACGCAAAGACATTAATCCAAAATAAGTATATTAACGGGATGTCGTTTGGGTTTAGGGCGTCTATAGATGAATGGGATGAGTCTAACCCTCAAATGTTAACACGCACAGTTAAGGAGGCACGGTTATTTGAGATATCGCCTGTACCATTCCCCGCTTATCCACAGTCATACGTATCATCAAGGCAGGAGTCAAGCTGTAAAGAGGTTATAGACGAGTATAAAAACAAGTCAAATAACATGATCAAACGCGCAGAAATGTTGCGTAATAACATAATAAAGAATAAGGAGGTAGAGTAAGATGACAATAACAGAGAAAAAACAAAAGCTAGTTGATCTGCATAGCAAGCTCACTGCGTTACATACTAAGGCAGTGGCCGAAAAACGCGATCTGACTACAGATGAGCAAAAGGAATTTGAATTAATGCTCGACGAATCTGACGCGTTGAGAAAAGAGATTGTGGACGATGAACAAAGAGCCGCTAAGATGGGTGGTTTGAATGCGTATCTTAACAAGCCGGTTCCGATTCAATCAGGCAATCAAGCTGCTAATCAGAATCAGGGCCAACCTGGCCAGTACAGATCATTAGGGCATTGGGTATCGTCAGATGATTTTGCAATGCAGACTAGGACAATGAGCATGGGTGCAGCGGCAACGGGTGGTATACTTGTACCTGAGCAGTTTAGCAACCAATTACTCCAAATGAACGTTGAGAACTCTATTGTAAGATCTAGGGCAACGGTCATTGCTCCGGGCGATCCGCCTGATGCTAAGATTACGATACCGGTATTCAACCAGTCTGGTGCAAATGGTATTTATGGCGGCATGTCAATGACTTGGATCGATGAGGGCGGCACAAAAGCAGACACTACACCTGAGTTTGACTATGTTGAGCTTGAACCAAAAGAGCTCGGAGGTTCGACAATAGTCACTGACAAACTGTTACGTAATGCAGCAGCTCTTGAGTCATGGCTCAGAGCACAGTTTGGGCAGATAGTCAACGGCAAAGAGGACTATGAGTTTCTGAGGGGTAACGGAGTGGGCAGGCCGCAAGGTATTTTGGGTTGCGCGGGCGAAAAAGTCGTTGCAAGAGCGGCTGCAAATCTCATAGATTTTGCAGACATATACAACATGCTCAAAGCTCTCAAAGCTGATAGCTGGGGTAATGCAGTATGGATAGCTAACCAAACAACGTTATCAGAGCTAATTAGCCTTACTGATGCAGCAGGCAACAGCATATTCATCGTGGGTGATGTGACCAAAAATATACCTACAACGTTATTTGGTATACCATTGATCTTCACCGGCCGTACACCGGTCTTAGGGTCTAAGGGCGACTTGATGCTGGCTGATTTCAGTTATTATTTGATCAAAGACGGTAGCGGACCATATTTTGCAAGTTCACAGCATGTCTATTTCACGACCAATAAGACTGTTTTCAAGATGTTCAAACTTGTTGACGGTGTACCTTGGGTTAAGGGCACGTTATTATTAGAGGATGCAAGCACAACAGTAAGTCCGTTTGTGACTTTGCAATAAAGGAGGTAAGGTAAAATGGGTAAAAGCAGAATATCAGAGAATATTAAGGTTGATGTTGCCGTATCTCCGGTACAGGCAACCTCGTCACTGACATCAAAATACTTTAAACTCGACAAGTACGACCGCGCATTATTTGTAGTCAACTGGTCGCCGGTCGGAGCAAGCGCTATTGTTACCACATCAATATTGACACTATATCAGGCCAAAGATGCCAGCGCAGCCACAAGTGCAGCGGCCATTACATCAAGTACGGCGATATGTACAACTGGTGCAAAAATTACAGAGTTTACAATTACGCCGGCTACAGTGTCGGCAGACGACACTGTAGCCATTACAGGCTATGACAGTAACGGTGACGCATTGACGGCATTAACATTTACGGCAGAGGACGGCGGTACATCAGCACATACAGCATCCACGAGTCGGTATTTTAGCATTAATGACACAGCAGCAGGCACTGGCATTGTGTCGGAGGTATGTACACACTTAGCGACGTTGATCAACGATACGACATATGGGTTGCCTAATGCTTATGCATCAGCGGCTAGTACGTCAGTTACCATTGTGTCGATGAATCCGGGAGCTAACTGTTTCACGGTCACAAGCTCAAGCACAGCAAACTTTGCGCTTGCAGCAACCAAGTGTATTGCAATGGTCGAGGTTAAGGCATCGGCATTGACATTGTCAAGCGATTTTACTCATGTTGCTGTTAATGTGGCACATGAGATCAGTGCATGGACATCGGCAATATGTATCAGATCAGGATGCAAAAAACTTATGCCAATACAAATGGCTGGAGCAATAACTACGGTGGGGTATTAATAGACTGTGAGGGGGAGGATGCGAGCTCTCCCCCCCCAACTAAAAAAGGAGGTAAGAGCATGTTGCAATTTATGCCAATGTCAACAAAAACAAGTATACTGCAAAATACTCTGGCTGCACCAAGTGCATATACGACAATTGGATATATTGAGTTGTCAACATCGTTTAAAACAGTGGTTTTCAACGGGTCCAGGATGTTATATGACAATGAGATCATTGATATTGACACTTATATGCAGACTCATAATTATACTCCGGGAGGGTGAAATGCCAAAACTTGTATTATATAGCGCCGTACAAACTGAATTAATTACACTTGCAGAGGCAAAACTTGCAATTAAGCTTGATTCAACAAGCTTTGCCGATAATATAAGCGAATCTGTGTCTGTTGCCGATGGCTACCATGCTATAACGGCAACAGCGACAGGTTCAGCGATAACAGTCGCCGGCAAAAAGACATTATTTTTGTTAGAGCCTGTGTCATTATCTGCCGGTGGAACTTTGAATGTTAAGTTACAGGAATCTGTTGATAACGCTACATTTAGCGATGCAGGTATTGCGTTTACGCAGGTGACAACGGCCAATGATACAACTATCCAGGAGAAGGAGTATACAGGGACTTATGTATATGTAAGACCGGCATACTCAATCGTATCGGCACAAGCAAGTTTTAGCATTAAATGCATACAGTCAGAGGCAACAAGCATTGAGGACAGTTATATAAGCGATTTGATATCAGCCGCAAGGGAGTATGCAGAGGAGTTTTTGACACGGGCCATAGGAGAGCAAAAATGGAAACTGGTCCTAGATGGATTTCCGTCAGATGATTATATCGACTTACCATTTGCGCCGCTGGTATCAGTGTCCAGCGTGACATATATTGATGCAGCAGGTACAAGTGCCACAATGAGTGCGTCATACAGCAATGGGTATATAGTAGATACGGCAGATGAGCCGGGCCGAGTGTTTTTGGCTTATGGATCCACATGGCCGAGTACGACATTATTACCCTACAACGGGGTTGAGATAATATATACATGTGGGTATACAACAAGTACACTGTCAAAAAAGGTCAAGGACGCTATGCTTAAGATGATCGGAGCAATGTATGCAGCCAGAGAATCTGGAATATCAGACGATGATTTAAGAGCGATAGACAATATACTCAGAGGGTCGAGGTTGATTAATCATGGATAAAGTAGGCAAGTATCGCAATCGCATAATAATACAGATGGCAGAGCTAACAAGCAATGGGTACGGTGGATATAGTAAGACATATTCGACCAGGGCAACGGTTTGGGCTAGTGTCATACCTCTATCAGGCAATGAGGCAGTGCGGTACAAACAAGTATATCCGACAGTACAATATAAGATCACACTACGCTACAGGGCAGATATAACAACGGATTGCAGGATATATTACAGAGGGCTATATCACAATATCAAAAATATCATTAATGTGGACAATAGGGATGCGGAGTTAATACTATTAACAGAGGTGACGCCGGGTGAACAGGTCTAATATACAGATCAATAATAATCTAACAGAATATCAAAGGGCAATTAAGGCAGCTGTAAAGCTTGAGATGAAGGCAATTGGTAGAAACCTGGTCAAAAAAATACGTGCCATTTTGCCGGTCAGGACAGGTAACCTTAAGCGCAATTTCAAAGCTCGCTATGACACGAAAACAGAGTGCATAAGGATAGGGTATGGAAGCAAAGGCTTTTATGGCGGGATTTTAGAGGAAGGATATAAAAAGCCTGTTGGCAAACTAAAAACGGTATGGAGCAAACGGCTCAAGAAGAACGTTAGACGACTACAAGCAACAGGCACGATAACGAAGCCCGCTAAGCACTATATGCTCGATGCAGTTATAGAAGACAAAGACAATATCCAGGAGAAGATAAGCCAAGCGATAGATAGGATAAGACAATTATGAATACAGTATTGCTCAAAACTATGATATATACATACCTCAAGACGCTGACAAATGAGGTTTACTATGGCGACAAGCCCGAGCAAGCATCAACATATCCGTATGTCATATTTAACCTTGACACGTCAAGCATAGATGATAACCAGGTTTTGGAGCAATTTGAATTATCAGTCACAGTATATGATAA